GCGATGCGGCTCATAAGATGTTATTGCAAAATATAACTAATAATACTGCTTCAGAAAATGGGATAGTAGCTTCTGGTCATAACGGAACAGACCAAAGATATGGAGCGGCTGTTACTAATAATTGCTCATCATTAACACTCGTGATGCAACCTTCTGACGTAACCAACCAACAAGGTCTAGAATTTTTTGGATGTGTAGTAACAAGTTTTTCAATATCTGCAGATGCTACATCAGAAGGCGGTAGGTATAAATTTTCTGCTACATTACAAACAGGTAAAAAACCAGATTTAGCATCAACCGCAAGTCCTACTATAACAGCTTACGCTAATACAGATATTCCTAAACTTTCAAATGGAACTGGAATAAGAGCAATGGGTAAGGAAGTTGTTTTAAATACATTTTCAACAACCATAGAACACCCTGCTGTTTTTTCTGGGCTTACTACCACAGGATATGAAGTAGTTGGTAGAGGCGCTGAAATAGCAGTTAGTACTGAAGCTCAAGTTAAATACGATGCCAATACTAAAACAATGATTAATGACTACGATGTTCAAACAAGTGCTAATACAAGCGATTCATTTGTAATTATAAATGACAATGCTTTTGGTATTAACATAGACAATGCTGTTTATACTGATGTTGCTTTATCTGAGGGAGACATGATGATGTTGGATATTGCACTAAAATCAGTTGATAATGGAACTAATCCACTTGTAACTGTTGATGTGACAAGTTAATGAAGTTATCTACAGGAAAAGAAGCCAAATTAAAAGAAATGTCTGTGGATGATATTGATTATTGCAATGACTTACCTCAAATGAGATATGAAGGCAATGAGATTGTAGCCATCACTAATTTAGCAAAAGCAAGAACTGCTTGGATTCGTAAAGGTGTTGAGGGGGCTGATGATAAGTTTATCAAGTCTTTAAGTGAGGATGAAAAGAATGAACTGTCTCTGGCAGTACAGGAACATCAACGCTTGGGGGAATAGAATC